CAGTCGAAGATTGGAAAATAGCTGTATTAGATAGGGAATATCTAGACAAAACACAAGAAGATAGGGTGACTCGTCTCGTGTCAGAAATAGCAAAAATCCAAAAAGAAGGATCACTCGCAGAATCAGCTACAGACATAAATTATCATACAGCAAGAAAGATCGAAAAAGAGGTAGAAAACTTCTATTACGAAATGATCACGAGAAGAATGTCCGCAGAGGCTGCAAAAGAAGGGGCGGAAAATATGCTCAAAAAAATCGAAAACGAATACAAACTCGGATCCGATCAGAACCTAAGAGAATGGATCTATGGAGGAGTGGACAGAATAAACGGAATTCTCGAAACCATCATGAAATTCAAAAACAGAGCACAAATCCTAGAAACTATCGCAAAAAAAATCAAAAAATAATGTGCTACTTCACAAAAAAAGTATTAAACAAGCGGTTTCTACCTAATCGGAAGAATAGGTGGAATCCGCCTGTATGTACAGACGAAAGATTTAGATACGTAGAAGTAGAATGCGGACACTGTTTCGAGTGTCGTAAAAAAAAGAGAAGAGAATGGAGAATCAGAAATTACGAACAACTGAAAGAAACACCTCATGCAGTATTTTTTACAGGAACAGTATCTCCACAAAGATATGAATATATCTGTAAAAGATATGGATTTAAAAACGACGGATCACAAGATAACGAGATAATTACAAAAATACACAGATTATTCCTAGAAAGAATCAGAAAAGAAACAGGAAAATCAGTAAAGCATTGGTGTGTAACGGAAAAAGGACATACCAATACAAGGAGAATACACCTACATGGACTATTCTATGCAAGAGAAGGACAAACAAAGTGGCAACTGACAAAATTATTGTATGAAAACTGGATAGACGGATACAAGTATTACGGACGCTATGTCAACGAAAAAACAATAAACTATGTATCAAAATACATGACAAAAAAAGACGAGGACAATCCGGAATATATATCAATCATACTATGCAGTAAAGGGCTGGGATCGAATTACGCAAAAGAAAACCAATTGAAACACAAATGGAATGGAGAGAAAACAATCATTACATACAAAGCTCATAACGGACAAGATCTACCTCTACCAAGATACTACAAAACAACCATATACACAGACGATCAAAGACAATTATTATGGTTATACGCGGAAAACAAAGGAACGAAATGGGTAAAAGGGTTCGAAGTGATAGGAGCTAACACAGTAAACAAAGATTACTACGAAAGATTACTCAAAGAAAAAAATGAAAATGGAATCGGTCTACACGAGGACAATATCGAGGAAATCGAAAGAAAAAAAGCGATCAATCGAATGAATAAATTACAAAATCTGACAAAAAGAAAGAAAGCACAGCGAAGGCAGATCAGAAGAGAAGAGGAAGATATCATGTATCAATACTTATCAGCAGAGTATTGTCCATTCTAGTTATCGTTTCACGATAACGTCTTGTCCGTAACGAACGGACTACACTATGCAGCAGGCTTCATTTTAATTTTACAGGGAGGAAAAGGTAGAGAAGGACAGAAGGGCGGCTACCTACAATAACAGATTAAGGACAGGCGTGTACCCGACCAAAAGGTCGTGGTATGCGCCTTTGGCGATATCAAGGTGCTAACGCTCTAGGGGTATGCCCCTAGAACCCCTTATTTGTCGCTCGCGCTATGAAAGTTAATAAAAGTTATAAAAATCAGAAAAAATTTGAAGAATAAAAATAAATGCACATATTTGCAATGTCTAAAAAACAAGAATATTAACCGTTCCTCACGGAACAATAAAAACAAAAAAATTATGAATATTGAAGAACCTAAAAGTAAACGTTACGTAGAAGTTTACGCAGTCGACAACGAAGGAACAACTATGATCATTAAAAAATTCATAGAAGAAAAAGGAATGCATGAAACATACATGGACATCTACGACAAGTTAATGAACATGGGGAAAAATGCAAAATGGGACGTGAAAGTAATTAATGTAAAAACATATAACGGAGATGGAGGACTCTAACCATGGCAGCAACAAATTGGACAGCAATTTTCAGAGAAACAAAAGAAGGTATTATAGCATTTACCAACTACAAAAATAAAATGACTTACAAAACAGCACTAGCAGTTGCAAAAGAATCAATGGATGATGATCCAAACTTTGATCTGGTATGCGTCGTAGAAACAAATAAAATAATGATAAAAAATGATAAAGAAGAAGAAAAAAAGACCGATATATAGTGTCGGTCAAAAAAGATTCAATACATTCAAAGAAATGAAATCATTCATATGGTATAATAGTCATACGAATGAAGAGACACAAGGATTCGAGATGATCGATGACGAGATACAAAAACACTACATATTCATTAAAAAAGAAAGGAGGTTATTATGTAACATAATTTATAACAAAGAAAAAGTTTATAAAGAATGGTGTAAACATTTACAATTAAAATTATTTAACGATGGATAAGAAAAAAATCATTTACAAAATTATCGAAATCATTTGCACCGCAATTATCAGTATTGCGGCAGTTCTAACAGCTCAAAGCTGCACAATGTCACTAAGCGTAAGCAAAAATAACAGTAACAGTACTCAAAAAACCGAACAAACAACAACTAGTTCAGTTGACAGTACACAAATCAATATTAACCCAAAAAAGTAAAAATCATGAACTTAAAAGAAGCTTTCAAAATCAGAAAAAAAGACGCAGAATCAGATGAAGTTATCATTACTATTGGTAATCACTTGGCTACTGAGCAAGTATTTCAATCAGAAGAAGAAGCCCAAAAAGTAATCGACGCAACCGATTGGAACTTAGTAGCAGCATTGATCTATGCATGCAAAGAAGCTGATCAATGGGAAGAAAAACAAAAAGAAACAACAAAAAAAGAGGAGGAATAAACTATGGCAGTTGTAAGAACCTTAGGTAAAAATACACTAGGCGACAACAATAAAATGAAAGTCGCAATGAGAGACTATGACATGTCTACTCATGATATATCAACAGTATTCAGAAGTTCAGTCGGTGTAGGAATGCTTGTACCATTCTGCAAAATACTCTGCCAAAAAGGAGATATCATCGATATCAATCTGATTAACAAAACGCTAAGCCAACCAACACTTGGGGCGCTATTCGGATCATTCAAACTACAACACTTCCTGTTTTTCGGAGGATTCCGGCTATATAACAGTTGGTTACACAACAACCGAACAGGTATAGGTATGAAAATGAGTGACATCAAATTACCTATGATGTTTGCCAACACAAACGGTACAACATCAAAAGCAGAAACAAACATTTCAGCATCAGCCTTATACAAGTACCTCGGATGGAGTAAATCACGACGAACAGGAACAAACGCAAATCAAGGAGTATTAAAAAATGGAGTACCTCTACTGTTATATCTCGACATCTTCAAGAATTTTTTCGCAAACACGCAAGAAAAGAAATTCTACATGTTAAAAGGAGGACTAAGTAGATTATCGATAGGGCCTAATATCTACAAAATCCCGGCAAATAATATAAATGTATATCCGACAACAGGAACAAGCGTAGGGTCGTTCGACGAATCCAGTAATTGGCAACTCTATTGGGAAAATGTAAAAGTATTGGGACGAAAAAACGGAAGCGATGTAATCACAACCATGGCGGATTTAAGCACAGATCCGACAAGTAAAACGATTACAATCGACAAAGTTACAAACGTAATATCAAAAATCGTAAGCGTTGAATTTGATAAAAATATAATCAAATACATAAATACCCAACTAGGTCAATACGACTTAAAATTGCTTGATCAGATCAGAGATGTAATTCTACACTACAAAGGAAACCAAACAATCACAATTGTAGGAGCAAATTTCGGAGAAACAAATAACGGAAGTTCCGAATTAACAACATTTATAAATAACATCATCGACAGTCAAGCCAACAAACTAGGAGGAATGCTGTTAAAAACATACGATAGCGATATATTTAATAACTGGGTACAAACAGACTGGATAGACGGAGCAGGAGGTATCACAGAATTAACAAGTATCGACATTACAGCCAATGACGGAAAATTAACAATGGACGCGCTGAACCTGCAACAGAAAGTTTACAACATGTTAAACAGAATCGCAGTGTCCGGAGGTACATACCGAGATTGGCTGGAAACAGTATACACGGCAGGAAAATACCTTGACAGACCTGAAACACCTGTGTTTATCGGAGGTATGACACAATACATCGAATTTGATGAAGTAATTTCAAAAAGCGCAACAGAAACAGCATACGGTAGTCAACCTCTGGGAGACATCGCAGCAATCGGAAGGGGAGGCAAACCACTCAACAGCGGACATGTACACTACCAATGCGAAGAACCGGGCTATATCATGGGACTAATGGCTATCACACCGATGATCGATTATTCACAAGGCAACGACTTTGATTTAAATTTACAAACAATTGACGATCTACACAAGCCAGCGCTTGACGGAATCGGATACCAAGATCTCATTCAGGAGCAAATGGTTGGAGAGACATCTGCATATGAAAATGGATCATCTATAAACAATATGAAGCATCTAGCCGCCAACAAAACAGTAGCATGGATCGATTACATGACTAATTACAACCGTACATACGGAGATTTTGCAGCAGGAGAAGCATTAGATTTCATGGTATTGAACCGACGGTACGAAGTAGGAGAAAATAACACAATCGAAGATTTGACTACATACATTGATCCACAGAAATACATCGAAATCTTTGCGGACACATCAATCGACAGCCAAAACTTCTGGGTACAAACAGTAGTACAAGCAACGAGAAGAGGTAACTATAGTGCTAAACAAATTCCATTCTTATAATTATGAAAACAATCAATAAAATAAGAGTAAACAACTTTAAAGAAATGATCAAGGAAACAGAGAAAGGTGAAACCTTAATCAAAAAAATACAAAGAATCCTTGACGAAAACGAACCATTAACGGACGGAGCACCTATGATCTATACGCCTAAACAAGCAGGAGTAAGAGATGATTGCAACGTACGGACGGACAAATGGGCTTTAGCCATGGATGCAATGGATAGAGTCAATAACTACAAATTGAATGAATACCTTAAAAAGGGAGAAGCCGAAGCACCAAAAACAGCCGAAGGTCAAACCGAAGGAGAAGTAACTGAACCAAACCCGACAAGAGATAACTAATCGGGTACGATTACGAACACTATATGCGAAAAGGGCGGATGTAAATATTTATGTCCGCTTTTTAAAGCCAAAAAAGCGCAGTACGCATATAGCATATTATATCAAGTAAATATAGGTAGACGCTTCTTTAAAGTAAGCGCGAAGAATGTAAAAATTAATTATTATGGGATTAGGAGCAACATTAGCAGGAGCAGCAACCTCAGGACTAGCAGGTGCTGTAACCGGAGGAATAGGATCAATAGTCAGCGGTGGTCTAGGACTATTAGGAGGCCTATTCAAGAAAAACAATAACGGATTCAAAAACCAACAGAAACTAATGCAACAAGCATGGGAGTATGAAAAAGAAGGAATGGGTCTGCAATACAACTACGGACAACAAGCAGCAGACGCTGAATATAGACGGAATCTACAAATGTGGAAAGACACCAATTTTGGAGCACAAAGGAATGAAATGGAAAAGGCAGGATTGAGCGTAGGGCTCATGTACGGCAACGGAGGAGGATCAGCAGCAAGCACAGCCGGAGGAACAGCGACTCAACCAAACGCACCAAAAACCAATCCGGTGGAAGTAGCACTACAACAAGAATCAATGGGATTACAACTGAAGCAAATAGAGGCTCAAAATCGACTCGCAAACGCTCAAGCGACCAAAACTATTGCCGAAGCAAATAAAATCGCAGGAGTGGACACTGAAGGGCAAGAACTGCAGAATAAATGGCAGGAGATTGAAAACAGAATCCAAACAAGTAGAGAAAGTATCGAGCAAAGCAATATGAAAGCAGCAGCAGCAAACGCAGATAAGGCAGTCGAAGATTGGAAAATAGCTGTATTAGATAGGGAATATCTAGACAAAACACA